TTGCTGGAGATCTTCCATAAATTTCATTGCTGCTAGATTTTAAATATCTAGGAACCACATAAGGAAATTCCTTAAAACCACTATCTCTTAAAATAATTCCAGTATCTTCGTGAACATGACAAGAAATAAAATCCATATTAGAATTATTATCATAACCCATAGGCATATCTGATGGATGTACTGAATGAATTATATTTGTATCATCATGCGGAGCATCTTGAATTTTTCTAATCAAACTTTGTGGCAGCTGTGCATTAGGATACATAGCTGGTATATTTTTATTTTTAATTTGAAATCTTCTAACCAGGCAATCCACCATGCCTTTTTCATTTTCTGTTATATATATTTCTGAAATATGAATTGTTTTAAATCTTAGATCATCTTTAACATCATCTGTTATAAACATTGCAGATGTGCCAAATGCTAGCAGCTCATGGTATAATTCAAAAACTTCTTGTTGAAAATTAGATCTTTGAAATACTTGCTGCATAACTGTTGCGCAGCTTTCTAACCACTCAAGAGCCTCATCGTCTTGGTTCATTTCTGGAGATCTATATTTTAAAACAAACCATGGAGATATAGTATTAGTCAACATACCATTTAAAGATGCAGATAATAATTCTAAAGAATGCGTTGCAGTACCATCAAATATCTGGTCATGCCTTTTATCTCCCCTGGTTCTTCTTAATGTAATGTTAGATTTTCTAGGTAAGAAAAAATTTGCAATATCTTGCCAATGACTTTCCCATGTTGATCTTTGCGCTTTGAGCGTCTGATACCTATCTATTATATCTTTGGCTTTTTTATCTATTGCCATTTATCCTCCTAATAAAGTTCTTTTGGATGTTGTTAATTTATTATCTCCTAAACCTTTAGCTCCAGTTAATATTGTACTAGATCTACCTTTACCTCTACCCATGTCAGTTGTTGTTGCAGCGTATGCTTGTGAAACTTCTGGTTTCGTTGGCGCAGTCACAACGGGAGCTGCTGGGGGTGGTGCGGGTGGTTTTGGTGGTCTTATAACTCTTGCTACTCCTCCCATACTATCCTCCTAATAAAGTTTTCTTTGTTATCTTACTTGGATCATCTTCTAAGCCATCAGCTCCAGTAAGTATTGTTGATGATCTACCAGTTCTTTGAGATCTTATCTTAGCTCTCTTTTTTGCAGCCTCCGCAGCTCTATCAGCGTCATCAAACTTTGGTGGTTCTGGCAAAGGTTTAACTTCTGGAATAGGTGGCATCGCTGGCATCTTTGGTTTTAAAAATCCCATGTTAGTCTCCGTGTATTGAATATTCGTTTAATGTTATAGTTTGATTTGGTTTAGATTTTTCTGCTAAATCATTTATAGATATTGCCATATACCTTGCAGCATCGCATGCGTGGCTGGACCAATCTTTAACTGGTTTATTAGAAAACATTTTGATTTTTTCATTATACTTTCGATGGTATTGTCTCAGCGCATCTATCAATGGTTTTGTATTCTCGATGTCAAACCAACATCTAGGTAAAACCATCTTGGTACTATGGATACCATCCTCTAAAGGTAATTTAGGTAAAATTCTAAACCTAACTCCCAATTGATAAGCTACATCTAATCTAGTCTTACCCGTTGAAAATTCTGTGACTTCTATATCGTGGGGAGCAAAATGCTCTCCGTAAATATAATCTTTATCTTTTATAACCTGGACATAGTGTGGAAGACCCTCTCGATTATTTTCGTAATAATCAATAACTAAAATAGAGTTTCCTAATCTTTGAAAAAAAACAATTGCTGTACTATCATCAACTCCTAGATCCCATGCTGTATGTACCTCCAGGCTAGGATCATAAGTTATTCTAGTTAATTGTTTTCTCTCTTCTAAATTTTTAACTATATCTCCGTAAATGGATCCCTCAATATTTGCAATCCAATCACATTCAAATTCTTGTCTGTACTTTGTATCTCCCATTTGAGCTTTGGCTGCATCCAACTCTTCCTGGTCTATAATATTGGTTTCACTTGCCTTAGCTATATAAGTCATCCACTTTGGATCTCCTAAAGCATACTGGTATAATTCATAAAATAAATTACCCATTCCAGCTGGAGTACCTATGAAATAACAGAAACCTTTCCTGTCACTTAAACTTGGTCTAATTATTTCATTCCAAAGTTTCGGTTCTATTTGTGCTGTCTCATCTATGCAAACTCCGTCAAGAAATAATCCTCTTAGACTATCCCCCGCCTCACTAGATAATAAAGTTATCCTAGCTCCATTTGGTAAATCACATCTAAGCTCTGTCTCATTAAATGTTGTACCAGGTATAGCTCCAGCAAACATTTTTAAATAATCAAATGCAATTGCTTTAGCTTGTTTATATGTTGGCGCAATATACGCATATCTCGGATTTTTCAACTTATTCTGTAAAGCAGCTCTTATTAGGTGGTTGAGCATACATACAGTTTTGCCAAATCTTCTATGGCAGCTTAACACCGCAAATCTATACTTATCTAAACTATTGTGCAGCTCTGCTTGCAATGGTCTAGGTGTATAAGGTATTTGTACTTTCATTATAAAATCGCTAATACAATAATGACTACTGCAACAACTGCACAAATTGTTTTGTGTTCTTTAACAATATGTGGGATATGTTCTTTTAGTTTCATTAATCCTCCTAGTGTATTGTTGGTAAATCAAACAGATCTTTTACTGATGTATAATCAATACCGCTGTTCTTCATTAATTTATTTACAAATTTATTAGCATGATCTAAATCTGCAAAGCCGTTTAAATGTATAACTAAGCCATTGCTATCCTCTGCAATAAAAACCATAGCTGTTATTAAACTGTCTGTGTATTTATCCATCATGCTCTCTTGTTATTTTTTACAAAATTTCTTGCTGCGGCTACTGAGCTAAATCCCCACTTCTTGAGAGCCAGAGCTTTTCTTGTAGGCTTACCCTTGTCATCTTTCATTGCGCCTTTCATGCCAGCAAATCTGGCAGCAAAGCTTACCCTTCTTGGATTTTTTCCAGATTTTACTGGGGGTTTTAAGTTAGATCCATCTTTGTTTTTAAAGTATTTTCTGCCAGCTGCAGTTAATCCACCAGTTTTGCTTTTATGTTCTTTTCTCATGTGTGTGTGTTTGTGTCTGAAATTCCCAAGTTATATATATTTAAAAAATGCGGCTGCAAATGCGGGTGTACCCCCTTTGTTCCGCATGATTTTATTCTTTTTGTATGCAGATTTAGTAGCCTGGCAGCTCTTACTACTGCTTTACTACTGGTTTGATCTAATTAATGTTGATTATCAATAAATGATGTCAGTATTTATAGCTGCCATCCTGGTCCCGAACTCCATGCCGTGCGTGCGAGAACCATGGATGCCGCTACCAAGAACCAACTTAGCAGCGACAACCATAAGTAATTTTAAGTTGTAGCTTTTATTCCGTAGTAAGCTATGAACATAGATCCCACGGCAGCAATAAACAATACTAAAGTTAAAAACATAATTAACCTTTCTCAACTAAGTTATTTTTAACAAGGCATGACCCGTAGAGCTTATTAGTGTAAGCAGCTAACTTGCCATTTACCTCATCTTGTTTCTTTTTGTGAGCAGCTCTTTCTTCATCTGTCCAGGCAGTAGAATTAACAAACTCTACTTTTAAATTTTTGTTGACCTGGTTAATAGCTTTACAAGCACAGATTTGCTTAAGCTGATCTTTGAGCATGTAGTCTTTGTTGATACTCTTCTCAAATTTGGCAACAGCGACAGCATCGCTATAACCTCTATTTAAACTGTCATAAGATACGAAAGACTTGCCGTCTTTTTTTTCTAAAGTCATAACCATAACAGCTGCGTAAGTAGATTTTTTAACTTTGCACCATTCCATAGTTTTTGGATTAAGTGTTCTTTTACAAAATCTATCGCCTTTTTTTGGATGGGTTTCGATCCAATATCTAACTTGAGTTTTTAATTTAAAACCCCAAGGATAGTTATCAACTTTGAAACCGCTGCCAAAGTCTCTTGAGCTATATATTTTTTCTTTTTTTGTCATACTCCTAATCAATAAACTAGCATTGACGGAGTGTCAAGATAATATTGCAGCTTGTGCAATTATTTTTTTTAAATCTAAAATGCGACCCCTTTTTCTTTCTTTATACTTTCTTTCTTTTTGGCTTTTGCTTTCTTTCGCTATCTCCCGATTTTCTTCATTGCAATCTTATGCGATTTTGTAAATGACATTCCCGCTCTCATGTTTTTTCGCATGCTCGCCATGTGCTTAGCCGTATGATGTTTACTATGTTTTTTTAATGTTGTCTTTTGTCTTGTTGTTAGTGCCATGTTTATCCTTTTTGATTATTCCCGATAGCTCCAGGTAATTCTTTAACATCCATACCTGGTACTTGATCCAGTATTGTTTTAACTTCTTTATCATTGGATGGCTCCCCCCAACTAATTATTAAATGATTATCAATTTTTTGTTGTACTTGTGATTT